TCTTTACGAGATCTTTATATCCACGCCACGATGGATGGATATCATCAGGTTGAACATACGATGTAGCAATGATACGATCTCCGTAGCTTACGGCAATGCTTTTTACTATGGCGTTGACCTTAGGTTTGCAAAAGCCTTTGTTACAAGGAGGCATAATCCATACTACATTGCCTACCTTAACACGAGTTCTAATTTTTGTCAATTCTTTTTTCGTATCAACGCCGCTATGATCGTTTGTTCCAAGGCTGATTACGATTGTCTTGGCTTCAAGCGGAGTCTTACCCCACTTTTTGTTCCATTGCCAAGTATTCCAACCTCCCTTCGAATATGATACACATTCTTTCGGAGCAAACATTTTAGTACCAACGGCGATCGAGTCGCCCATAATCAAACATTCTAGCATTAGACTTGTATCCCTGTTACTTGTTTCAGATATTGAGTTGCAACTTGCTGACTGGTTTCAGTCGCACCGACGATGACGGTGTCAGAGATTACGACGTTATTATCAGGAGCTGACATCATCCATGGCATCATAGCAAAACCTTGAGGTCCCATACCAACTGTACGAGGCTTCAACAGTTCGGTGACTCCGTCTTCTTGTTTCACACGAGCAATCAGCTCTTCACCTGACATGAGCTTAATTGTATATACTTTATTCTGTTCCATTATTTTCTACCTCATAACGAATATTTGTGCCTTTCCAGACTTTGATACCAAGACCATCGTATTCCCAGTCACGCAGATTAGGATCAAGTTCTTTCATACTTGGATTTGGAGTATCATAGACTACTTCGTGCACATACTTAAATTTCTGTTCTTCTGACCATTCACGAAGATAATCATTGTCCTCGTCAAATACACGAAGATACTCTGCATCATCGATTACGCGAGCAGAAGTGACTAACTCGTCGATATGCATCTGAGAAAACTCTTCCGCCTCATTCATCGTGACTGTGTCTTTTGCATGTTCAGCACTCTCACAATCGACAACATATCGAATCCGATGCATTGAGATTGTTTCTACAAGATACTTAGGCATCGTCTTTCAATCCCATTTCTATCAACTGATCAGGTGTTGAGTACCATTTTAGCACAATCTCAAGAGCGTCGATATGTTTTTGGATCTCGGCATCATCAGCTTCCTGATCACCCCATACAAACACATGGTTATTAGCACCGATGTCTAACTTCAGACGTTCCCATGTGTCACGCAGTTGGTCAACAACAATCTGATCAGTTATTTCATAACTTAAATCAATCGTATACTTACTCATTTCACTTTTCCTTTTCAACAATAATTGAACAACATTTACCACCAAACCCAAACGAGTTGACAAGAACTTTCTTGACGTCAGTCTCGATGTTCTCCATCACCACATCCATATCAGTGTCTTGACAACCAGCAGTATGAGGAATCACACCGTTCTGAATAGACAGTACACTGTAAATCGTTTCAAGTACACCAGCAGCAGCGAACGTATGACCTATCTTACCTTTGTTAGAGTAGATTGGTGCATTTGTAAACTCGCGAACCACATTGTATTCTGAAATATCTCCGAGCGGCGTGCTCGTACCGTGCGAGTTGACTGAGTCAACACCTTCAAGATCCAGTTTTTCAAGGCATGCTCTTGCTCCTGTGCCAGAAGGAGAAGTAGGATCGAGCGCATCAGAAGCATTAGCAATTCCAGTGATACAAGCATATACCTTCGAACCCATCTCTTCAGCTTTCTTACGAGACTGAAGAATGATACAACCTGCTCCTTCGCCCATAATAAAGCCGTCACGATTTTTATCGAATGGTATTGACTTCGTACCGATAGCTCGCATTACAGAGAAGAAGCCCAAGTCAAGATCATTTACTCCTGCATCAGAACCGCCTACAATCACATAGTCATATTCATCAAGCATTCGCATAGCATAGTCGATGCTTACAAGGCCAGTAGCGCATGCCGAGTATACACACGTATTGATACCAGTGTAACCATACTTAATAGAGATATTGCTACACAAATAGTCGATAGTAACCTTTAAACCTTGCTTTGGCTTTAAAGGCTTTCCTATTGCCCGTGCACGGGCTTTCGATGTATTCCCGCCCGTCAATGTAGAGAAGATTACTCCTACGTTTGAGGAGTGCGGTAAACCTGACATATGAATAGCTTGTTCGACGGCATACATTCCATAATGGACTGTACGATTAGTAAAATTCTCGTCGATATCGACTTCAGGATAAAATCCATACTTGACTTTCAATCCATGTCCTTCTTGTACATGAGGATCAATAGGCTTATGAAAGTCTCGATCATTCAGCATATTCTCCCAACAATCAATAGGATTATCTCCTAAGGCGTCGATCATACCAAATCCGACGATACAAGCTTCTTTCATTATATATTTCCTTTAAAAATGATACTCTACCCAATAGTAGGCAGTCTTGCCACTCGACCATGTTACCTTGCCGCCTCGATATCGTTTACCTGAAATCAAAGGAGATTCAGTTGGTAGTGGTAGTTTCTTCCATTCTTGTTCAGACATTATCAATCACCTTCTTATAACGGTTGATGGTGCCATCGGCTTCTTCGACCATAATCTCATCGAGGTTCTTATTCTCGGCAAAGATACGCTGTTCGTGATCGGCAACAATACGGCCAGCTTCACGAAGCTTGCGCAACACAGCATTCGCGACTCCGATATTGTTTCTTCTTGTATCGAGAGCGTCGCTTACGGCCTGCGCGCAATCGAAATATAAGTCACTGTCTAAAGACCATGAGTGATCAGTCGCATTCGTAAAGTCACCTATACGTCGAAGATAATCTTGGCCGCCATCGACTGCGATCGCACCACATGTGCATTCTACAAAATCATGGCGATGCTTTGAGACAATAAAGTCTCCGCAACTCAAGCATGTCGCTGCGTTTTGAACAATCATTCTGCTATCACCTTTTCGTGCACTTGTGTAATGTGCTTACACTTATTATAGAAATTGAAACCAGGACAGTCACACACCCAACCTTGATCAAGCATCGTGACGTGATACTGTTTGCCTTTACAGTTTATATATGGCCATGTCAGACCGACCAAATGATGGTCGTAAAAATCGATACCAGTCATTGCGAGCGGTGTACGAAAGGCGGAATAAGTTGGTGTATGGTCAATCATAGGTTCACCTTACTATAAAAATTCAATTTTGTACACCCCCTAAAGCGAGGAGGATTAAAATAATAAAAAGAAATCCATAAAGAGCGAATTTAAAAAAATGCTTGGCGACCTTAAACCCGACCCAAAGGAAGAAGCCTAAGATCGCCAAGAACGGCAATGATGAGAGGAGGAACAAGAAGCTCAACCGCGCCTCTTACCAGTTGCCGGATCGGCCGCTTCAGACTTGGAAAGGACAACAAGTCCGCCTTTATTATAGGCTTGGCCGATGATATAATTACTGCTTACTGCGAGCTTTTCTTTCTCGTAAGACGAATCTTTTGTGTAGTGTACACCGATCTCGTTCTGAGAAGGATACTTCTTACGATGATCTGATATGTTGTAATCAGGCATCCGAGTGCCGCGAAGTTGAGGCTTGTAATTGCCGGCACGATATTCTTTGTATTCTTCGAACGTCTTTGGTTTTAAGCCATTGCTCTTGCAAAACCTACAATCTTCGAGCCAAGCCAGACCAATTTTGGTGTACTTTGACGTCGTCATTTTAGACTTACGCTTGCCATGATGAGTGGTCGTATAAGCAGGACCAAGAAGATGCATTGTCATAATATAATTTCCTTCAGATTCTGGTATACAACGATATCGATTAATTGTACATGTTTATTTTTAGTTGTCAAAAATAGTCGATATGCGAGACATGAGTCTAACGAATTTTAGACGAGGTTTTTTGTTAAGGATAATATCGTCGACGGTTGGGGCGACGAAGTGGTTTTTGTAAAGGACGATCGAATATTCGAGAGTCGGATTTTGATTGATAAAATCGACGAGAAGTTGAATGGTAGGGAATTTAGGCGAAGAGGTATCGAGGTTGTTGTTAAGGCGATCGAAATATTGAATATTGTACATGTTTATTTTCTTTCTTGATTATAGGACCACCTTACCAAAGTTTTGATAAAATGTACATGTTTATTTTGATATTCCTACCATCTTCATTATTTTCTCGTCTTTATCACTAATTTGGCCCCATCGCCGTGCGGAGTCCAAACGGTTTTCATACCAAATTCTTCCATCTTCTTCTATGACAGTTACGTCGTATTCAGTGCACCGACGAAGCCAGCAAATCCGATCAGTTAACTTATTGTATCGAGCATGCAGTTTATCAAAATTTCCAAGGGCATCTATTTTTTCTCTAACTAGTGCTGCTTGGCATGGTGTGCTAAACCAGCATTCGCGATCATATTCATTGAATATATTGTAAAGAATTTCATCTGTGACGCGCATTGTAGTTCTCCTTGTTAAAGAACCATTATACCATGTTTTGAATATATTGTAAACAAAAAAATGGGCGACCCGAAAGCCGCCCATCATGCGTGTAGCAGGAGGAACCCCACCTGTGACCCTGCCTATTCCATTCGTCAATTAAGACTCTTGCCTAACTTACACAGTTTAACTGTATATCCACGCACCACATAGTGTACATCTATTTATACACTTTGTTGACTAGAATCCAACATTTTTGCGCTTTCAGCTAAAAAAAATGCTGGAGTCGATCCGTCAAAGCCACCACCAAAGTTCAGATGGCGAACCAACTCTTTCGCCTTATTGAATCCAAGATTACGTTTAACGATTTGGTCTGTCTTGATCTCGAGGATATCACCGCCACGTTCTACATAATTGTTCGTCACCGAAATGGTGTGCTCATTTACAATCTTATAGTTAACCATCAATCTTCTCCCATTTAAAACCAAAACAAAGCTCTTGCATCTTGCGATGAAACCAATTAGGCTCATTGCCTTCCTCGACCATCCACCAAGTATTCTTTAGTATCTGGCATTTCCATCTGTATTTAGGATTTTTGACTGTATTGATTATCCAGTCACGTCTGAGATTATCGATCATTTAAAACCTGCAAATTTAATTTTCTCGAATTTACTGACTGGCTTCGATTCATTCTCGAGTCGATAACCAGAGGCGGAGTTGTCGAAGACTGGTCGATCTTCATCTTTGACAATATCTACTTGAGCAGAGGCTTCTACATTATACAGTCTCATCTTCGAGTAGTCTACGCCAATCACAAAGCGTTTATGCACCGATGGATCGCCATAACGATTCTTCAACTGCTTCACCATGATTTGATTGAGTTGACGAAGTTCTTCGCTTGTAATCAAGGCAAACATAAAGTCGGCTGTTGCTGGCAGACCGAACGATTCAGAAGTATCTTCGAGACCAACATCAGAGTTACTAAAACCAGAACGATTAGTCTGAGTAGCAGAAACGATGGGAACGTTGAACTCGACGGCGAGGCCGCGAAGTTCCTCGGCGATCGCCTTGATGTAGGTGTACGAGTTCACGTTCGATCCCGGCTTGATCCTCGACGACGCACAGATGTTCAGATAATCGATGTAGATAATGTCGGGGATAAAGTTCTTCTTGATCTTCAATTCGTTCAAGAGATGTCGAAAGTTTGCGGATCCTGCGCATGCTGTTGGATACTCCTTCACAATGAGTTTGCCTTTTGCTCGTTCCTTGACTTTCCCTACCAACTTATAGTAGATGGCTTGCGGTAGATCTTTCAGATCGTCGAGTGTCACACCAAGAAGATTGGCATCGATACGCTCGGCGATTCTTTCTTCTGCCATTTCCAAAGTAATATACAAGACATTCTGACCAGACATCAAGTTTTGAGCCGCGTTGTGACACATGAACAGTGACTTACCAACACCAGTACCAGCAAGAGCAATGTTCAAAGTCTTACGAGGCATACCGCCTTGAGTAATCTTGTTAAAGAAGTCAAGATCGAAACCAATACGAACTTCTTTCCGATGATAGAACTCATAACGTTCTGCTGCATCATTCAAGAAGTCATGACCGATATGACTATCGAAAGAAACACCGAGTGCGTCAGTCAAGATCTGTGGAATGGATCCGACCGAGATGCTATCTTTCTTGCTATCATCGACGATCTGAATCGATTGCATCAGAGCATTATATAATGCCTTGTCTTTGCAAAACTTCTCTGTATTATCTACAAGCCATGCCACATCACGATCTTCAGACTTATCAAGGCCAGAGACAACTTCTTTGGCAAGCTTGAACTGATCATCAGACAGACCACCTACATCGTTGAGATCAATTTCGACAGCAGACTTTGTAGGAAAGTTATTATACTTTCCCACATATTCATGAATGATAGAAAAGATCTTACGATCTACAGTATCTGTGAAGTATTCTTCTTTGAGGAATGGAATGACTTTTCGGCCGTACTCCTCGTTTTCAATAAGATTTCCAAATATGATGTGTTCAATTCTCATTCATCCTCCATCTCATAGACCGTTGCCACTTCATCTTCTTGCATAATGGCACCATTACCAACAGAATACTTCTTCTCAATGAATTCATTGAACTTAGGACACTGAAGAACTGAATGCCAGAAACTAAAGTCGTATGTATCAGCCATACGATAGCTTTTGTCAAGGATCTCACCTGTCTCCATGTCCACACGCTGAAACCAGCCAACCTTTGGCTTGATGACGTGACCAGACTCGAGAGCCATATCGAGAAGACCAGACCATTTGCTGATGCCCTTGTCCCATGATACTTCGACAGGAATCTTTGACTTTTCTTTGACGAATCGACTCTTCTCAACGTTAATGATAAAGTTATAACCAGTCACATCCTTGCCGTCTTTTTCTTGCTGACGACCGACGATGAAGATGTTATCAGCAGAATAGTAGATACCTGTACCACCAGAAACCACGGCCTTCGAATACATCTCTTGAGTCTGATAGGTATGATTGACCACGACCAGCGGAATGTCTTTGAGATTCAGGTGAGGTGTGACCATGCGGAACAATGACTTCAGCTGTTTTGCACGAGTCATATCGGCAGCCGAGTTTTGCTTCAAAGCATCGTCGACTTCTTTCTTCGATGCAAGATTGCCGACCGAATCGATTACGATGATGACATGATCACCACGCTTGATCTCTTCGAACTGATGCATAATATCAAACTTCAACTGTTCGACATCGGTGATGGGAGTATGGAGAACCCGTGATGTGTCGATGCCGAACGAGTCGAAGTAAGCCTGAGGAGTACCAAACTCTGAGTCATAGAAAAGCATGACTGCATCTGAGTACTTGTCCATGTATGCCTTCGCCATGAGAAGGCTGAACGAAGTCTTAAAGTGCTTTGATGGACCTGCCCAAATAGTCAGACCAGGAACGAAGCCACCATTAATCTTACCACTCAATGCAATATTGATTGCTGGAACAATTGTTGCCACCATATCCTTGGCATTGAAAAACTTCGAATCAGATAGAATATCTGAGTCCTTGATTGTGGTATTCTTACGCAATTTATTTAATAGGTCTGACATAACTTCTCCTTGTCTGATTGTCCCAGTATATACGATATATCTTTATTTGTACACAAGTATTTTTATTAACTCGCAAGTATCTTATTCAGTTTAGAAATGAATAAATCGATCTTCTCGCCACGATTTGGCCAGTTAATGATCGGGTTTTTATCCGCATCTTTCTTTAAGTTTGTAAGTAAAGGCATGATGGCATCGTACATATAACGTGCCTTATCAGTACCTTCTTGTTTGATTTCTTCTTCAGAAGAAGTCGTGAAACCAAAATCAAAATCTAAATCTATGTCTAAGTTTGCCATTAGTTGAACCAATCCTCGAGTGTTGCTCTTTTTTCTGCTTGCCAGCCCATTGTATTTGTGATCGACTCGATAGGGCTAAGATAGCCTTTCTCGAACTGCACCGCATAGTCGATATAAGTTTCCATTTTCAATTCTTTTGGTAGACCATTCGGACATGCGATCACATAGTCTTGTGTCGGGTTCGGGTTCCGAAGATACGCGAACTTAATCTTTTCACCGCTGGTAATCAACTGATATTTATTCGTGAGTTTCTTCTTCTTCAACATTTCGTTGAAGACGACTGAACCACGAACGTGAATAGGTGTCTGGCTTTGGAATCTTCCACCTACCCAATATTTGTCGATATCTTTGACACCACGTGTAAAAGCTACGTCATCAAATCCAAGAGAAGAAAACTCTGACTTGAAATTGGCCACATATTTCTGAAGATCTGATTCAGATCCACCCATGATAATCTCGAGAGACTTCTTAATGGCATCACGACATGCTGTCGGAGTCGAAGATCGAACTGCTTCGATGCCTGTCATCTTCAACTTCGGCTTCTCATACTCGATGCCTTCAGAATTCCATACATTCAAGATGTACATCTTCTTGGCCTTCCAGATGCCTTTGTCGGCGATGTTCTCTCGCTTCATTTGCATCTTCTGAGCATATGCATGCATGTAGTCGGCCAACTCTTGATAAGAACGATCGATGAATGGTTCGATACGCTCCTTACAAATCTTATCGATATATTGAATCACCTTCTTGGTTTCAGGCACATCATCACCGAAGACATTCTTGACGAGATATTCGAGAGTCACATACACTGAATCGGTATCAGAGGCCAACACATAGTCAAAGTTTTCTGTCTTCAAGAGTTTGTTGAGATAGTCATTCAGTTTGTTCTCGATCCAACGAATGCTCAGCTGACCAGATGTGGTAATGGCTTCGGCATTGTTCACGTCAAACCAACGGAACCACTTGTTACCGAGTGCACCATAAGCCGAGTTCAACTGAATCTTTTTGGCCATCTGCATGTTATCGAGACGCGCAATTTCTTTGACAAGAAGAGGATTCTTTGTCTTCTCGTATTCTTTCTTTACTTTGATCATCTGCTTCTTATATCGAGTACGATCGTCATACATGCGATCCATAATCGATGGCAAGAAGCCACGCTTTTCTTTTGTATAGATACAAAGGTTGGCGGCGATAGTGCAGTTCGTTTTATCAAGATAGTCACCGAACTGACTAGCGCCACCAACAAGTAGGTCGTCGATCGACACCTTATCTTTCAAGCGAGTGACAAGAGTCTCGGGCGAGATGTTGTACTGCATAATAAGGTGAGGATAAAGGGAGTTTAGATCGAACGACACAACCCATTTACTCATACCGACCTTTGGATCTTTGACATATCCACCTACGAAGGCTCGATCGGGTTTATTCTTATCGTTAAGAGGAACCACAATGTTTCGATCGAGAAGATAGTTGTGAGTGATCACGTCCCATTGCTTCACGGTTGCCATGGTATCTTCATAGTTTACTTTGGCATCATAAGCCAAGGCATAGACCAGCTCGATGAGCTTTAGCTTGTCTTCGAGTCTCTCAACGATCTCAACATCTCGAACGTTGTATTCGATATAGAGTTGAAAGTTTCTTAGCCGAAGATCGTCGAGGTCGGTATAACCTTCATCGCGGTAGTCAAGCTTTCCTTCGCCGAGCTCAACTTGAGCGATGTAGTCAAGTCGGTAAGATTCCTGCTCTGTGTACGTAAACTTCCTGTAGAGTTTGATGTAATCAAGGACGGCGATGCCGATAGGGGCATAGCAAATGCAGTCTCGTCCGCGGCTGTTAACTTTGTATTCACGAAGTATTTTCCAGGGAGAGAGACGTTCAGCGTGATCAGATCCAAGAATTTTTCGAATCCTGTTGACAAGGTACGGGATATCGAAGAACTCGATGTTCCAGCCGGTGACAACGTCAGGCGAATAGAGTGATCCGTTCCAGACTTCGAGAAAGGCGAGTAAGAGTGCAGATTCGTCTGCGCATTTGTAATATTGTACATTTTCTTGATGCTCCTGATATTCACCGCAACCAAACGTAGTCTTTCTACCATTGCGGCCGATGGTAATCGCTGTGATTTCATTGTCTGCTTTCTCGATATCAGGAAAACCGCCTTCAATGCTGGTCTCGATATCGATCGAACAAACTGAAACGAGGGCAGGATCATACTTGATCTCACCCTTATACTTGTCATAAATATACATGTAAGGCCAATCAGAGAGGCCGTAGATGCTCATGCCCGCTACGTTCTCATAACTTTGGAGAAACTCTCGTGTTTCGGACATGGAATCGAATTGCATCTTGCCAACATATTCACCTTTGAGGTTTTTATGTTCGGTTTGTGCACTTGCTTGAACGAATAAATAAGGTTTGTATTTCACAGAAAACTTGACAGGTTTGCCGTCAGATATTCCGCGAACTAGAATTTGATTTCGATGACGAGTAACATTGGTATAAAAATTCATTGGATCTCCAGTATCTGGCCGCATTATTAGTTATACCCTAAAACCCAAATAAAGTACATAGCAAAAG